ACCGTAACCACCATCAGGAGTAGCCCCAACGCAGCTTTGCAACAATTTAACAGCGCGCCCGACCCCGGAATTAACAGCGCAGTCAAAAACAGCATAGTCAAGACCAGGTACAAGCTCATCAGCTCTGCAAGCATCCCAATATTTCCTTTTGTATAGCGGTGCTACAAGCGCAGGCGTTAGCGCCCGCATTTGTTTTTCGTCCACGGGGTGTCCTACCCATTCTTCCCATACTCTAGCAGTAACTCCAAGGTTAGTCATGCCACCTGGGTCTTGAGGGTGGTCAACGAAATTTCCTTCGTGTACTAATAGCTTGGCTAAACAAGCGTCAAAATTAGCGTTCATTTCAACCCAGCGCTTTCTCTAATCCAATCTTGTAGAGCTAGGGTTTGGACGGTAGTTGCAGCGCAGGCGCTAGCAAGTTCGTAGTAGGCGGGGCTTTCATCAGTTCTGATGGTGGGGTTGGAAACGGCGGGCAATTTACTGCCACTGGCGTTGAGCAACCCGTCATAATAATTACGCACGGCACGAAGCTGATTCTGAAATCCATTGGTAATCCCCTTATTAACTAGCTCTTGTTGCTTTTGAATAGAGATGACTTTCGCTTCTTGCTCTCTTGCAACTGTTTCAACTTCTGCTTTAAAAACCATAAATCGACTGTGTTCAAAGCTATAGCCAAGGTAAGCAGAACCAAGCAGAGCAGCACAAGCGAGTCCCAACTTAACATATAGCAGGGGGTTCATTTCTTGTCTAAAGGCAAAGTAGTCACGATACGCAGTACAGCCACAATAACGCTAATACCAATGCTAAAAAAGCCAAACATGGTAGGCGTCATGTAGATTGAGAACACCCTAACATTCATTTCAATCACACCAAAAATGGCGAGAATCAACGCAAACATCAGCGTTTTAGACTTAAAAATAGTTTTAATGATTTCCATTATTTATCCGCCTTTTGCTCAAGCTTCTCGTACAGCTTATCTAGTAAAAACTCAATACGATCAAAGCGTTCTTTGATCTCGTCTTTTTTGATGTAATGTGTAGGCAGGTCAATTTCGATCTGCTTAACGTCATCTTTTAAATTTTGAACTGAGTCCCACAACTGACGGGCAAACCATCCAAGGGTAGACAGGGCGGCTGCACCGCCGATGTTGATAATGATTTGCCAATCCATTTTTACCTCGCTAGAGCGTTTTTGTTTTCAGATTCCCCTGCTAACGCGTTGCGCTTGGCTTGACGTGTCTTAGGGCCTTGTGATTTGCGAGATGTATCTGGGCGACCCACACGCATTTTTTCTTCCATTGAGTCTGCAAGATCCATCATGCGCTGACGTTGAGCCATAGCGCTAAATTTAGCTTGTTCTGATTCGGCTCTAGCAGCAATCTGTTCAAACGCAAGCGCTTGTTGACGTGCTTTTTGGACTGCATCCGCAACCCATTGGCGATCCATCATGCGCTGCGTAATCTGTTTGTCAGATAATTTAGAATAGCCAGGATCAACTTCAGCTAGATCAACTTTAGTTTTGTTAAACGCAATACGTTCTTCGGCAGTTAAATCAAACGCTTTACCAGCGGATACTTTATTAACAGCGGACTCTAATGAGCTACCGTAGTTCTGCATAACATCAGGCGTAGCACCTTTCATACCTTGGCTTACTTCACGCAACTTACCTGTGATTGGGTCAAGCTCAAACGCTATTCCACCGCTTGTTGGTGCGCGGGCAGGCGCTTGTTGCGCTGCTTGGGCTTCAGCTTGCTGCGCCGCCGCACGTTGCGCTGCTAAATCATAAGCACGGCGTGACTCAATACCCGCCATTGTGGACTCAGGACTTGGAGGTGGCAACTGAGGCAACGCACCTTGTGGGTTGAACTCAGGTCTTGCGCGTGGTGCGGTGAAGTTAGGTGTGTACCCAGGTTGTACAACTGCGTTGCCATAGTCATAAGGCACAGGCAAGTTACGGTTTAAGTTAGGCTCTACAGGGCGCAACGCATTAACAGGTGGACGGAAGTCCTCTGGTACAGCATGAGCAGCTTGATACGCGGGGGAAGCCATACGTTTAGCCGCTACTTTAGTACCAATAACCCCGGCACCTGCGCCTAATGCGCCACCAGCGATAGCGCCAGGCCAACCACCTATAGAACCAAGCGCCGCACCGACAGTCCCTAATGGGCCGCCACGTGTAAAGCGTTGCAAGCCTTCGCGTTTTACAGGTTGCAAAGTTGTGGTTTCAGGAAAGTTACCCGCAATTCTAGCCATTGCTTCAGCATCCCCAGACAAAGGCACACCTTTATCAAGCATCCGCTTAAGTTTTTGAGGGTCTACACGCCCCGTAGTTAGATCGGTTGCGCCTTCATAACTGTAAATCTTAGCCATGTCAGCACGGGCTTTTCTAAATGCGGTCAATGTCCTAGGGTCTTGTACGTTAGCTTCAATTAAATCTTCTAACGCATTTGCAATACCCATACGCACGTCAGCAACATCAATCATTTCTGGTGTAGAAGCGTTAGAGTTATACGCTTTAGTTGCTTTTTTACGCAAGTCGCTAAGACTTTTAACTACATCATCGCCAGTTAAACCATTTTTAATTTTACCTACGGCGTCTGCGATTAAAGATTGAATAGCATTTTCGGAAGTTTTACCGCCAATAATATTGCTATCGTAAAGACTTTCAATTTTTTGAATAACTTGGTCATCGGCTTGCAAAACACCTAAACTTCTAATTTGTTCGTATGGTTTAGCTGCGGCGTTTCTTGCTTGCTCAAAAGGTTTACCTGAAGTTAAAGGCGTATTTTGATCAATTCCCATTTCGGCTTTAGCAATATCGCTATATTTGTTTTCGTTTTCTTTGGCTAACTTATTGTGTAACTCAATAGGGTCTACTAATAACTCACGTAATTTATTGCCTGTAGTAGGGTTTGTAATTGCGGGGTCAACCAAAATACCTAAGCGATTTGCTTCTTTGGCAGCATCAATCTGTGGCCCACGCTCAAATGATTTAGCGGTGTTTTCAACTAATTTACGTGCGGCGCGGGTTTCTAATGCGCGTGTAATCGGTTGCGCCGCTAATTTAGCTTCTTGACCAACAATATTTTTGGTGTAGTTAAGTGCGGGAGCGATAGATCCAGCAGGGATTTGCGTTACTGGCAAGCCAATTGCGCCTTGCAATGGACGCAACGCTTCACTATTAACAACCTCACCTAGCGCTTCTAAATTACGACGGCCTTCAGCCGTCTGTGGCTGATAGGTCATACTTTGCATTACTTCTTTAGCACGTTTTTCACCTATGCCAACACCTTCGTCGGTACCATATTTACCACTCTTAATGGTTTCATAAACACCAGCAATAGGCCCAGCAATAGCACCAAGCGCACCTGTTGCAATCGTTGTAGGTACTTCAAACGCGCCGAGGATCTCGTCATTAGCACGGCGCAATAGACCTTTGTTTTGAATGGCTTTTTGGTCAGGTGTAACTGTTTCGCCTTTTTGTTTTTGTAGCCTACGAATATCTTTAGCAAGCATCGGTACATCACTTTCAGCGCCTACATTTTGACGACTTGTAGGAGCTAGAAATGAAATGATGTCGGACGGCTGATACCCTGCGTCTAAAGCAGTTTTAACTTTACTACTGTAATCTGGCATCGTACTAAGATGCTGTGCAATAGCTGCGTCATCGTACCCAGCACTACGAGCCTGCGAAATTTGCGATTGAATATCAGCCATATTGACCTACTTTTTAGGGTTAAATATGTCGTTTAATGAAGGTTTGTTGCTTTTACTTGTAGTAGGCGCTGCTTCACTTTGCTCCATTGCAGTTGGGAATAGTTTACTTACCGCTACATCTAAGTCAGGCGTCCAATTCTTACCTGCTCTAACTTTAGCCGCATTAATTAGATCGACTGTTTTTTGTTGCTTTTGTACTCTATTCTCAGGTGAATCACTCCATACGGGTAAATACGCTTGTCTTTGTGCTTCTAACTGTTCTTTATTGTACGCAGCACCTGTTGCTAAATATAACGCCGCGTCGATTAAATCAGCGTAATTGCTTGCAACAATTTGACGCTTAGGTGATCTTGACAAGTTAGCCATACCTTCCGTAGGTTGCATAGCTTCCCATGTACCTGGGGCGGTAGAACTAGCGTCTTTTTCAACTTGTTTAGTAATGGTAGTAGCTGCGCTAAGTAATCTTTTAGCGTTAAAAGCGGATTGTTTTTCGCTTTCGGTTGTTTTTGTTGTCATTCCTGCTACAGGAATAACAGCGCCTTCACTAGCTACGCCGCCTTTTTTATCTAATTTAGGAGGCACAACCCATCCACCAGCTTCAGCGTTAAATACAGGTTTAGTTGCGTTGTATTGGTTTACAGCTAAATTACCAGCAGAAATGCCTTCGTTAGCTCTATTAGAACGCATTGTTTCTTCTAATGTCAGCCTTTCTTTAGTGCCCAATAGATTTTTAAGCTGCGTCATTTGGAATTTCTCATACGGCATAGAATTTAATTGACTAACCAAAAACTGCGCCTTATCTGCGGGTAATTCACCTGCCTGCACTCGTTTTTGAATGTCATTAAACGCATCTTGCGCGGTAGGAAAATTAGCTATATCTGTTATGGCTTTGTCAATTTTGTTTTTATCAAGCTCAAACGATTTAAGACCTGCTTCAGCCGTAGTTTTTTTAAGTGTAGCTGCGGATAAATCTTGTTCATTTAACGCTTTTGCGTAACCTAAACCAGTTTTGCCGTAGTTTACTAACCCACGACGACCTTCAGCGGAAGATAGATCAACCCCGCTTTTAAGATACTCATTTAATTTGTTTTGCTCGTCGATAGAACGGGTCATTTCACCATATTTCAACGCTTCATTCATCATCCCCAATTGATTTATTGGTGATTCAAGTTTTAAAGGTTGAACTTGTAAGGGGATATTTGCTTCAATTGGCATATTTATTCCTTAAGGTACGGTTACTAAATTACCGCCAGATTCGGTAGGGCCGTAATTACCACCGTTAGCGCCGTAATAATTCATAGTAGAGCTAGGACTATTGTACGCAGAACGGTTAATTAACTGATTCATCTGATACGCGCCGATACCTTGCCCAATAGCGTTAGTGTAAGCATTAGCAGAGCCAACTTGACCTGCGGCTTGAGCGTTAGCGGCGCCGATAGTATTAGCAGCTTGCGAATTACCAAATGAGCCTACGTTAGCGGCTTGATTACTTGCGCCTGCTTGACCGATGTTAGTTAAGAATTTCAATGGGTCTAACAAATTGTTACGGTTTAACTGAAACGTATTTTGAGCGTTAGCGTAGTTTTGCAAATAGCGGTTAAACGCTGCGCCGTACTCTTGTGAGCCTTGCGCTTGACCATAGTCTTGACCTGCTTTAAGAGCATTACCAGAAATCAAACCACCTCTAGCTGCCGCAGTAGCGTTCATGGCATTTAAACCTTGCTGTAAACGAAACTGTGTGCCAGGGTCGGTGTTTTGATTGTAGTTAAATGGCCCATAGGCGAACTCTTTAGTAGCTGCACCGCCAGGCTGAGTCATCTTAGATAACTGGTTAACCGCTGTTGTACCCGCTGTTGTAAACGGTTTTTGTAGCTCTAATTGACGTTCTAATGCGGCGGCTTGCGCGTCCGTTGCTCTATTAGCAGCGTCGGCTTGTGTACTAGCAGCACTTTTAGACGCGCTAGACCCAAGAAGCGCAGAACCGATTGTAGCGGTTCCTATAATTGCGGCGGCGACCCATGACATATTAATTTCCTTCCAAAACTTTTTGGGCTTCTAAAACCCATTGTTTTACATTATTTCCAGAATCAAATAACGCAGTTTCATCTGGTTCAATTAATTCCGCTTCAATTTCATCTAAATCTGTTTTATCCGTTTTATGGATAGTAATGCCAATTGCATCGGATAACGCCAAAGTAACACGTTTTGTACCCGGTTTGGATTCAATTATATCCCCAGGCCCTAGCTTTCGCATACCTGTTTCTGACCAAGCTATTATTTCACCTTTTGCACATAAAAAGAAGTGAGGTTCTTTATGAACCTTACCAACAATTAACGTACCGGCTGGCCGCGTTAACTTACGGCAATACATACCACCTGAGAAATAATGCTCTGTTTCAAGCTGCGCTTGTGGCATTAAAGACATTTCTGCCTGCAAACGGTCAATTTGTTCCTTTGACGGTACGATATTTTCAATTAATAAATCGTTCATATTAAACCGCCGACACGAATTGAAGGGTCAAAATAATCCCTGGAATATAAGGGGCGGTAAACGGTGGTGGGGTGCTATTAGCAAAAATACTGCAACTTGTGCTGTCTGTTACCCAGCGCATAGTGACAACATCACCAGCGTTTAATGTAATTAATACGTTAGCGGCGCCTGAAGCATAACCATCAGAGCCAGCGTGTTTTCCTGTAACAGCAATAGAAGTTGCTGACCAAGGAACATCTGTACCATTAATTGCAGGCCAAAAAGCTACGTTACCAACAGTTACGGCGGTATTTTTAAACTGGAAGCTAAACATGATGTTATAAACACCAGCGTTAGCCACTGTAACGGCGTTACTTGACAGGCTCATATCGTTATGACCGTCTTGCGTATCAATAACTACGGTATAGACCGTGTTTATAGCCGCCGCCGTTTGTCCTGAAGTGCTATAGAACTGACCATAAGGAAACTTGCCAAGATCAGAATACGGCACTGTAGGTGAGGCGGTCATTGGTGACGCGCCATTACCCTTAACGTAACCTGTTAGCGTTCCTGACGCGCCTGTACCACCGTGCGTTGTGTTTAAAGTGCCACTAAGCGTCACATCGCCTGTTGTCGAGGTAGCCGGTGTCAAACCTGTAGAGTCAGCGTTAAAGCTTAAAACGCCTGTATTGGCTACAGTTACAGCGCCCGTAGCAGCGCTAACGGATATACCTGAGCCTGCGGCAATAGAAGTAACGCCTGTATTGTCTATTTCAATGTTGCCATGCCCATTGACAATACCGATGCCTGTGCCTGGTGTTAGGGTGTTCTTATTAAGGGTATTCCCTATACTATTACCGATCAGCAGTTGACCATCGGTATAGCTAGTCTGACCTGTACCACCACGATTGACAGGAATACCCCCATCGCCGCCGCTGCCTGTAAAGGTAAATAGGTTGTAGAAATAGCGGTACCAAGCAGGCGTAACATCACCTGAAGTTTCATCAATTAACGGCGTTCTAGGCGCCGGTATTTTGGTAATGTCTGGGATTGCCATTATCTATTGGTCGGGCTTACTAATAAGTTAGCACCTGTAATAACGATCTTTACAGGATCAGTACCAGACACTTCATAGACACGATCACGCAACTTGAGCGTCATGCCAAGACGACGCCAGAACGCTCTAAAACCGTACTGACCAATCTTACCCATCTTTGTCCAATGCTCGCTTGACCATGTATGACCACCATCGTCAGACCAACGTAGCATCGCTTCAGGGTCGCTGCCTTGACCAAGGTTAAGCCCTGGGCCTGACTCGCACATCAGTTGCAAGCCGTGTTGAGCCGTACGATTAAGGTTGTTTTGGTTCTCAGGAATAGGGCGCCATGAGCGTAACCACTTTTGAATATTGCCATCATCTTGATAAATGTCTAAATCAAAAGCGTAAATATTGCCGTTTTCGTAGTCGCCTACGATGGTTTCGCTATTAAAGGTCATTTGACATTGGGCTTTATGGCGGGTAAATTGCCCGTTATTCCAGCCTGCACGTTCATGCCAAGCACCTGTGGCTACGTCGTAAGCCCAAGTCTTGCCTGCGGTTGGGAACGCCAATACGTAGAACGCATGACCTTCTTGCTGATAAGTGTACGCAACAGCGTCAGAAACGTCGCCATATTGCTGAATAGCGAACTCAATGGCATGGGTAGACACACGCTTGCCTGTGTAGCCTTGGTTGCGGTAAACGATGCCAAAGCCCCGTGGGTCTTGTCCAAGCCAAAACAGGCTGTTATCTAGCTTGCAGATAGATGCCTTAGCAATACAACCGATCTCGTTATACGCACCTTGGATAGGAGCTAAAGGGAACGGTGTAGTGGCTGCGTCGTACCAAACCTCAGTTGTGCCTGTACCGAACACCCATACTTCACGATTATTGGATACCACAGCTATCACTTCGTCAGGTGTACTCTCAGCAGCCGCAAACGCTAATGGGTTAATAACAGCGCCGTTAAAAATATCCGTTACCCAAATGATCTGTGTATCTGGCTGATTAAACGCAAAATAACCGTCAATATAGCAAACGGTTTCAGCACCATAAAAGTCAGGGTCAGTGATCTGTTGGAAAGTGTTGGCAGGCTCATCGTAAAGATACGCCTTAGCACCGCAAGCGATAAACAATTGGTTGCCGTTATCCGCAATAGATACAGGGCCAGTACCGCTAATATTGCCTAGCTTAGTAAAGGTGTAGTCAGGCAACATCTTAAAAAACTCATTGCCAGAAGCTACATATGCGTCTACACCATTGGTTGAATGAGTCCAAAGCCCACGAATGGGGCCTGTGCCAATCGTAGCAAGCTTACGCAAGCCAGGCGTACGGTTAAGAAACCCACCTGTATAGCCGCCTTCAGGGATAGCTTCAGGGAACAAATTAACCATGCGGTTATCCGCAGCGTTAACGCTACGGGCTACATACGCTTGGCCTAGAATCGGCGTCAGCATTAGTAGTTACCGGCAAAGATGTTGAAGCGCTGACGAGTAGCGACAATGCTGTAAGGCAGAGCCATGATGTCGTCAGGATTGTTAATACGCTTGAGATTGCGCTTAGAAGTCATAGCAATACGAGCCACGTTTGGTGGTGGCTCAATACCAAACTCATTAGCAAACTCACACGCTAAATTGTATTTAAACGCTCTCAAATAGCCAGGAGGCATATAAATGTCAGTAGACAAGCTAGGAACGCTCATCAGTTCTTGAACCGACACGATATGGAACTCAAGCAATTTGGTAGGGACGGGGTAAACCGTCATGGTGATGTCAGGGAACTCCATGTTGACCCACATCACTTGTGGGTAAGTAGAAGTCACTGTTTTAACCGCAATACCATCATATTGTTGTTGGTTAATTAGTTTGATACCAAACGAGATATTAGACTGCGGGTCACGGAAATAAGATGCGTCGTCAACCAAAATAGGGCGATTACCAACCGTTGTACCTGTAGGGCCTAGGGTTTGAGTCTTTAGACCTGGCGTCCACATGACGATCTGATCTTGGGTAGAAAACACGGATAGACGCTCAGTATTCCATGAGTCAATCATTTGATTTAAAGCTTGCAAAGCGTCTTGGGAAGTAGCAGCAGACGGTGTTTCACCTTCAGCCAAAATACCTAGTACGCGCAAGGCGCCGTTAATTTGATCGTTGGCTGTGGTCATTACTACCCCTTAATTAAACAGATTTACGTCGTGTCTTTTTTAATATGTTTACGATTGGCGCTTCTTCAGCGGCTATCTCAGCTACAGGTTCTTCTGCAACCTCGACCACTTCAGCTTTAGGGGCTGGTGTGTCTACATTATATCTTCTCCAACCGTTTTGTTCGTCATATTCTGCTTCCATATTAGAGCAAGCGACTTTAGTACCGTGGATTGGATGTTTTAAATAAATTGTCATTTTGAGTTGGGAGCCGAAGCCCCCGCCTTTGATTAATTAACCGATACGCCAGTCAGTACCATCACAGAAAACAGGAACGATATTCGCACCGCCAGCAGCAACGACAGCGCCGATGCCTGCTGTAAAAGCAGCGTTTGAATCATTAACTGTATTACGCGCGCCGATTAAAGCAGTAGAAGCAGCAGGTAAACTTGCTACAGCAACCGCAGGAATCTGTACGCTTTCAAAAGATGGGTCTAAATACGCAACACCAGTAGCTTTTGTATTTGCCATGATTTTTCCTTTAAAAGCCCCGCCGAAGCGGGGATATTACATTAAGAAATGCGGTAGAACACGTAAGTAGCTGTACCAGTCTTACGAACACGCCATTGTGCAGAAGTTACGGCGGCAACAGCGGCTACGCCAACTAAAGTACAACCTGTGTTAGCAGTTACAGTTGCAGCATCAGCCGCGTCTGTATTGATAATCACAAAGTCAAACGAGCTATCTACTTTCATGCTAGAGAAAGCTGAGTCAAGATCGGTACCCAAAGGTACTGTCAAGTTAACAGCCGCGCCAGTGTAAGTTACGATACCAGTAGCCAATTCAGCAGGCGTCAATGTTGCTGCCGCTGTTTTAGCTGTTGGAGTTGGTTGAGTTCCTAATACTACTTCTGAGAGGTTGCCATCGCCTAATTGATAGCCACCTGCGCCGTTTGGAATTGCCATGATATGTTTCCTTAAAAAAGATTAAAAAGCCCCCGCCGAAGCGGGGAGCCAATTAGGGATTAACCCCAGATACGAACGCCCATTTGTGGACGAATTGTGCTGTAACCGTACAGAACGTCGATACGGCAAGGTAAACGGTCGTTATTGATGTCGTACTGACGTACAACACGCATAGAGATACCGTTGTGAACTTGGCGGGAAGCCATGTCTACACCTTGTGGTAACAACAAGTCAGCGGTCGCAAAAGTGATCGCATCTTTGTGGTAAACCAAGTTCTGAGCGTAACCAGTAGAAGCAGCACCCAAGAAGGTCAAAGTCAGACCATTTGTAGGCAATGTTGTTACTGTAGCAAGAGCATTAGTTGCATCGTACAAAGCAGGGCTGATCTGTACGTTTGTATAAGCACCAGCACCAGAAGCGGTGTTAGTAGCCAATACTGTGAACTGTTGCAAAGAACCAGTTGACTCACGTGTTTGTGGGTTAACTGCGTAGATACCAGCAATAGTGAACACGTCACCAGCATTGATAACTTCGTTGTTACCACCAGTTAGGTTGATAGTAGTTGCACCTTGAGCAGAAGCACCATTGGTAGTAGTAGCAGATGTACGTGTACCAGTTGTATGAACCTTGATAGATTGGCTCATGTTGATTTCTTCAAAGCCCAATACGCCCATACCCATCATGCCATTCTTGAATTGACGGCTGATTGTGTCTGTAGGATTGAACAGACCTTTCATGCCTTCAACCAAGCCTGCGTTAGCTGCTGGGTTAACAGTAGCGTAACGTGGGGACATCACAGCAGCAGATTCGTTCAACTTCTGTTGAGCTTGTAAAAGCACCAAAGAGGTTGATGGAACTGTACCTGGTGTGCCAACGGATTGGAACATAGTCTTGTAGCTGTTAGCTACGTCAGCGTCGATAGAAGAAGCCAACTGTGAGATACGTGGTTTCAAAACACGCTCAGCAAAGTCATCTAACTGCATAGTCAATTCAGCAGAGGTGAAGTTAACACCAATGTGCTTTTGACTAGCAACAGACAAAGTTGTGTACTGTTCGTTGTCGTCTTGAACTTGCAAGGCGGCACCGTCAGTTACCAAAGCGCGGT